TCATTAGTTTTGATACGTTTGTAAGGTCCAAGCCTTCGTTGCCTAACCAGTTTGTAAGCATCGGTGATTCCGCAAGATTTAAAGCTGGCTTTGTACGCTCAACGGCATTACGTGTTGAGCAGGTTGATGGGTACATTTACGTAATCGATACAGCAGGAAGTTTAAACGGTTCGTATGAATACACGACATCAATTCTATTAGAACTCATATAGAAAAATGTACACGATAGAAATACAGATCTCCCCATTTATGGACGACTGTATTTCTATCGTCTTGCTTATAGCCTCTGTAAACCTGAAAAGTTCCTATGCGATGGCCTAGCTCTTTGAGTTCTGCTTCAACACTCGCAACAGCAGTGAACTCATCTCTTGCATACACAACAGCGGTTCCAGCTTTGCATTTGTGATCTACCTCCATGTCCTGTACAAAGGAGACAGCTGAATTCTTTTTAGGATTTTTTATCCATCCTGTCCAGCCATCTTTAAACCTCGGACCATTGTAGCTGCGTAACATCTTTTCAGGGTCATAGATACGTACATCATTAAAGGAATCTACCTCAATTTCAAAAGGATAATCCGTGCCTGCCATTTCAAGTAGGGCATCCAACTCGTGTATATCAAGAGGCAGTGCGTGTTGTCTTTTCAATGACCATTCTAGCAATCTCGATTTCTCTTTGGTGTTATACGTATTCATTGCAGTGAATTATGGTTAAGCAAATATACACACAAAACATTTAGTAAAAAATTACCGTGTTAAATAAATTATCACCATGGCACAAATCAATCTAAAACAGCTGTTAGCCGGAGATGGCCAGCAGGAATACATCGACAAACTGAATTTTAATTTCGGTCAGATTTCACAGTTTGGCGGAGGTCCTCCTGGTATCGAGGGTGAAATTGGCGACGATGGAATTCCTGGCGGAAGAGGCCCAAGAGGTATTGAAGGCTTTGTTGGTCCGAGGGGATCTGAGTGGACTGTCGTCGACACAGACCCGTCTGGGGCAAACGTACCAGAAGCAGCTGAAAAAGACCTAGCTTTCAACAGATACACGGGGCACCTCTTTGCTTTTGATGGCACTACATGGAATGATCAAGGTAAATTAATTGAAGACGGTACGTTCACTGAGCGTAGTGGAAGTGTTTACTATAACCTTCCAATGCACGATGGTGTAGTAAAATCGATGGTGCTTTCCCCTGTTGACTACAAGGCATTGAATATTGATCCGCTTACATCAACCTTCAGACCTGTTATCAAGATGCTGTCTAACAACTTAAGTCATCCATTCCTTACATTTGGAGCAGTTGATAATGCAGGCTTGGAAACTCCACAGACCAAACAGGTTGGTTTGTATCTTGATAGCGAAGGTGGTGTTTACAACTTCACTGTTTCAAACTCTTCTGGAGATAACATACTTGCGTCTGGACCAAACAGATTTAAAGTTGGTAAAGATCATACGTACAGATTCAGCACGTCGGGAGACTTTGACAGGATTTTGTTTGACCTTGCAGATTTAAATGAGCGCTACGTCATCTTCGGTGAAGATGGCGAACAAGACCCACAAAATAAGTTACACATTGGACCTGAGAAGGATACCCCTTCAATTTCAATAACAGGGAAGGGACATGTAGGTTTCAACAACAGAAATCCAGAAGCAAAGCTCCACCTTCTTGGAGAAGTACTTGAGCTTACAGATGGATCAAGTATCACACCTGCCATCTTCGGTGCAAACGTGGGAGGCGGAAACCAATCCAAGATCCATTTTAAAATGACCAGGGTCGGTGAAGGCCAGTTTGATGAAGAGACTGAAACTGTCATGACATCAATTGTTCGTGTGGATGGCAATTCTGAATCTGCATACATTGGAATGATCGGTGGCCTAGCGAATCAGGATCCACAGATTATTATGGGCTTTGGCCTTGAAAAAACTTTGGAATTAGACAAAGACACATTGACTGCCACTGTCAACTTTGTTGCTAACCTTTCTGGAACAATCGGTTCTAGGACAGGACAGATAGGACTTGAGTCATTTGGTATAGGAAATGGTGTTGAAGCTTCTGGCGAAGGCTCTGTTGCGATTGGCGCAGATGCAAAGTCGACACACGCAGGAGCAATTGTCGTAGGTTCTGGCGTGAGCCGTGATGATAACAGCATGCTTGTCTACGGCAAATTTGGTGTCAAGGTAGGTGGTGGCAATTATCCTCTTGATGAAATCTTTGGAGCGCCTACTCCAATACCTTACTTCTCTACACAGAATCCTAACGCTTACATGTTCGGTGTTGGATTTGCAAGCATCGCAGCTTCTATCCAACACGATGATTCGTCTGAAGGTTTAGAGGTTGTTACATTTGCTGGAAGAGGCGGCGGAAGCGCCGACATGTCGTTCATGGTTACCAAAGTTGAAAATGACGGTACTGATGCAAAGAACCTCTTTTCAGTAGGTAAAGGTAATGTTACCATTGGTATTGAACCAAAGGATCCAAAGGATCTTGATGCAGATGAATATCTGGCTTTCTATTCTGGCAGATACGGTTTATCGGTAGATGGTCCAGTCCTGATTGCAAACGAAAACTACAAAGAATCTGCTATACTTGCTGTAGCTAGCATCATTTCGTCTCCACAAGCCGAAGACATTGCATTAGGACTTATCCAAAGAGCACCATTCATTATCAAGGGTGGAGACCTTCACAATAAATCAGGCCTATCAAGAGGCGGAGACATTGTTATTGCAGCAGGTAAAGGTACAGGTATCGTGGTTGGCGCCGCTGGCGTAGGGCGAGTCAATAACACAAGGCCTTCACCAGTTGAACATGGTAATATCATCATTGGATATAATGAAGGAACAAAGCAAGGTGGAGTTATTATTGGATCAGATTTATTGCTATCATCTGAGGACGTACTCCAGGTTACAGGAAGTGCATACTTTAATAACAGCAAAACGAGTTTAATTGCTTTGTCAGCCGGTGCAGAGATGCCGACATTCTTCGACCGTACAAGATCTGCAATTGTAGGTTTTGTCAAGAACTATGAGACGATAGACAGACCTTCTATCGATACATCTGGGGTCTCTACGTTTGGCGTAACTGGCCACACAGCAGCCGGACGTCTAGGACATTCGTGGACCAGTAGAAATTTTGGCACACCTACCAATCCGATATGGGAAGGTAACGATGCGGCGGTGCATGGAACTATCCAAAGGATGACATACCGTTCAATAACATATGCAGGCTATTTTGAAGACTTAAATGATGTCTCGCAGCTTTTCCAAAGGACTTGCGTAAAGATCAAATCTAAGAGTTTAGCTCTTTCTGTTGAAGGTCGTGCTGAATTTGATGGTGCTGTATATGCTAAGCAATTTATCCCGCAAAGAGGTTGGTCAAACGTGCCACTGACAAGGTTAAAAGTGCAAGGCTACAGAGGAGACCTTACCGTCACACCTATCACCGGACAGAGCGGTGGATCGGTTATATTAAACACACCATTCCCGTATGGTGATCGTAATGGTCAGGTCACTGCATGTAGCATGAGAGTGTTTAACTTCGGTTTAAGGACAGACTTGCAGTTTCACATTATTATCCAATCAGTCCAGGTAGATTCACCTGTTGACAACTGGGTAATCACTGAAATACCAGTTTATGGATATGCTGCTTCAATCGGTCAGGTCTATTGTTACGGTACATCTTCAGGAGGACCTGGTGGACAAACTGAAATGTCTGGATTCCTACCGATTGCATCTAGAAGAGATGGTAAATTTCAGATCATGCTTCCTCCAGGAACAACAAACTGGAGTTACATTACCAAGCTTCATGTGACCTGCATGATGACGGTTTACGGAGGTCTTGCTGGAATTGGTGGAGACGCAGAATACCAGGACGACCCAACAAGCGGACAGTTTCCGTACTAAAACAAAAATGCCTGATCAAATCGATCAGGCATTTTTTATTCAGTTAGACCAAAAATGGCAAGCTCTTTGCCCTTTGCTTCTATTTCACAATAAGGGACAGTCTTGGCAAGCTCAGGAAAGTCTGTGATAAGCTTACTATGCCTTCTGTCATGTATTCCGTCAATGCCATTCGAGAGGTGGGTAAGGTTAATGGTAGGTTCTTCCCATGTTTCTAAAGCTCGCCTGTAAGCGGTGTGGATACCGTCCACACCGTAGCTATGGTATCGGTGATGTACTGCTTCGTGGTGAAAGTCAAAAAGTATGGGTACATTAGTGGAAGAACATACGTCGTACAGTGCGTTGACGTCGTAGCTGTACTCGCAATTTTCCAATGTAAGTCTAGAACGTATTCCAACAGGCAAGCCTAGGATGGTGTTGCGAAGCTGATCTGGTCTGTTTTTCTTTCCACCGTGTAGGTTCATGGCAGCCCATGGAGAATGTGGAAGGTTCATGGCATCCATTAGCCAAGCGTGATGCTCAAGGGTCCTAATGGAGTTGGTCACAATTTCTGCACTGTCGCTAGACAGTACACAGAACTGGTCAGGGTGGATTACAATCCTAATGTTTGCAAGCTTAGCAACAAGACCTACTGCAGCCAATTCATCTGCATAAAGTTCAAGGAGTGTGCCAAATGTAGAATCTTCCTTCCAGTCTGCAAAAGGAAACATTGAAGAGGATACGCGGTACATGCCAATGCTGTTGTTCACACAGTACATGATAGCTTTGTCAAGCATCTCAATATTGTACCTGTAAATTTCATCAATCTTACGAACCCTGTCATCATATGACATGCTAAGCAAGCTCTTCCGCGTTAGGGTCCTGAATGAAATTCTGTCATCCTTTGGAAGTTCATCGGAAGTAAGACATACAAGTCCTAGTATGGCATTATCTACGGCCCTTACGGTAATTCCGTTCACGCTCTTCCTCTTGGTCCCACTCAGGTTCATCAGGTGCTGGCTGTCCATCAAATTCTCCTTTTAGCTTTAAAAATTGTTCGTACCGTTCAAATCTGCCTTTATTTCTAATATCTTCCCACATCTGTTCATACTCTACTTGTTCTTCATCAGTGTATTGACGTTGTCTTGTGGCAATAAGATCCGTGTGACCTTCTTGGCTATAATTATCTGAATGATAAGATTCTTGAGTGTCGACATAAATCCTATCAGTTGGAAGAATACCTGGAACAGCTTCCATCAAGTCTGCAAATGTAAAGATGCCTTTGTATCTGCGAATCCTGCAAAGCTCTTCTGTTTTAATTCCTCTTTGTAATGCCATAATAATAATGCTTATTTGAGTGTATAAGTTCAAATTTGTGTAATTAAATTATTAACACCAATCCGTGTCATACCACTTATATGCGCAAAATAAAACCCCTAATTTTCATTAGGGGTTTAGGGTAGAAATTAAAGAATGTTATTAGTTCCAGACATCGTTGATCAATTCACCAGCGAAGGTGAGTGACATGACATAGATCTCAGTAGAAGCATAATCAAGATCGATAGCTGGGATAGCGCTCATGGGCCATACCTTAGCAACTTCAACTTTCTTGAATATATCTCCATCACGGTTGTGCATTACGAATACTCCGCTGCCTCTGTATTTAGACTTGATAGAACCTGTTGCAGTTTGTGGATCCCAAACAAGGTTGGACCATCTACGCAGAATGTCATAGACATACATCGAGTTGGCATCAGAGATGTTGACCTCAAAGTCAATCACGATGTCAATGGTCGAAGTCTCAGGCTTAGCGCCTGCGAATCTACGTTTCTGTGTCTTGAAGTGCTGCTCGACCACCCCAGGATTTTTATCTACTTCAAGGCCCGATACCTTCTTCACCTGCTCTAGCAACACAGTCGCAGGGTTGCCCAATGCGGAGGTGATAGAGGCTGGAGGTGTCAGGATTACCTCGAACAGATTCAAATAGATCGGTTCGAAGTCGTTCATTGATACTTTGGAATTTTTATAGTGTGCTAGCATCTTTAGACTGTTTAACTATATACCACATGGCAGAAGATATTTTTAAGGAATTTACACCTGAGGAGATAGCAAAGGCGTACGAAGAACTTTGTGATGATCTATGTAACAAGGTTGATCCACAGATTGGTACTGCTTCAGAGGCTGATGTGTGCTGTGACGATGAAGCAAATGACATTGATGCAAACACTGATAACATAGATAGAGACAACGACGAACTAGATGGACTAGCTGTTCCGCCCGATGAGGACGGAGAAGTAAGGGCAAATAGTATCATCGAATGCATGGCAGGAGTAGAAAGTCAGATAGTTTCGATAGCAGGCAGTACAGACAAGATACAGAATCTAATTGATCTTAAGTATGAACTTGAGGAACTCTATTTCCATTATCTTATAGCTGGCCAATACTTTGAAGGAAAGAAGACGTTTGTCAAATACATGATAGACGAACTGGCGGTCGGTGGAGTACGTGCAAGCAATGCAGCCAAAGCATTCAGCTTTGCTTTATCGAGGAATGTACCAAAATCTCCAGACAAGAAGGCAAAGGCCCAATTAAAATCTTTCACTTGCAATGCAGCTTTCATTTACAAATCTGGTAAGCCTAGGTTGCAAGTAAAATTTCCAGAAGGCCTGTACAAAGACTCTTGGCTTCCAAGAGATTACAGAGATTACCAGAATAATAACGAAATCATCTACTATCATCCGAAAGATAGAGAAAACAAAGGAGACTTGTACAACACTTATCTAGATGCTGCAGCACACCTTGATGACGTATTCACGCTGCAGGAAAGAGGGCTTAGTATGGATACCCCAGATTCTGAACTGGTTGGAACCGGTGCAGAGGTGTACATGGACAAGTTCATCGGAAACTTAAGACAATTTAACGACTTTCATGCAAAGTTCAAACCAAACTTTGAAAATAAGATGGTGGAACGCAGAGAGAAGCTTTCGTATCTTGCGTACGTGGCCGGTGAATCTTTAAGGCTCCAGGCAGAACACGAAGCAGCAAATAAGATACATTTGTCTGGTTATCCTGCTGCACTTTCTTGGGCAGATGGCGAAGCTGCATTTTACAGAGAAAAGCTCCGACAGCTGAAGCGTGATCTAGATTGGACCATTGATGAAATCAAAACCACAGAGGCGCAGCTTATGATCAACAGTGAGAACATCACTAACATCCCTTGCCTTGGAGAGGCATCTCCAGACAACACCGGCGATCATACTATCTTTGATGGTGATGATTCTGGCAAAGCAGCAGGTCTTGATTTTTCCAACACGATTGACTTTCCCAACTTCACACAGATGGCGTACTGGAGAAGGTTTGCACTGATGGCTACGCTTGTCGGTATCCTTCCACTCCCTGGCCCAGGCATGTTCAGATACTGGCCAATCGGAATGATTCTTCCGCCAGCACTCAGAATACCTCTTCCAATTATCTGGTTACCAATCAAAGCTATCGCCACCCCGTTCGGAGTGTTCGTGTTCTTCATAGGACTGTCTGGAATCCTTCCATCACCATTTCTGTTCTTCATAAGTCCGACAGGACAAAAGAGATTTTTGATCTCTGTGACCCCAACTGGTCCATTTGGTTCAGATGCCAACAACCCACCTATGAAACCTATGTCTATGGGTGGAATCTCCATACCCAGACCAATCTTTAGCAAGCCACAGATTTCTTCAAAAGAATCTTCAAAGAATATGGTAGAGACGTACAGCAACAAGGTAAAGGGTAGGATATCTGTCAAACAGGCAGACCTCGTTGCATACAACATAGCAGAGGACAAGTCTGTTGTTGTGAAGGATATAGTAGCACGTTCGGCCAAAGGCCTTAGTTTTGGCTGGCAGTTTCCATCAGGAAGCGGCAAGGTTAATCCAAAACTTTCAGATGCACAGACTCTTAAGGAAACTAAAGGAGGCGGTGATGCAAAGAGTGCGTTGGCGGGACTTTCAATTCTTGGAAAGCTTGGAAAGATCCAGGCGCCCAAGCTTCCATTCGGTTCTTCACAGAAACCTGTCAAGATTAGTTCAACCGTGATACTGAATGTGGTTCTACAAAAGCTGAGCATCACGTCTGACATAAAACCAGAGACCACACAAGACCTAAAGACTCTCATCACTGAAAGCATGGACTCTTCAACTAAAGATGTTGAGTCTCACTTCTCACCCATCTTGTCAGTTGCAGATGGATTCAAAGACATTGCACCGAAAACAATACCAGAGACACTTAAATTGTCAAAGATTAGTTTCTCTACTGATACTGTTCAGTCGGTTGACCCAGAGCTTCTAAAGGTTGCACAGAAGGCAACAGCTGCGATAAGTCTCATACCATATCCTGCTGTGGCGTTCCTACCACAGATTTTTAAGATGCTCCATCCAATTCTTACAAACGACGATTTGCCACCATGGGAGCGACTGAGCCTCAAGAATTTCTTGTTTGTTGCATTTCTTGATGAGTTCTGTAAGAATGGGAAGATGGGAAGCATCATGCCTGTATAGATAGCTGTGAACTACGTTAAACTATTTGAAGAATTCGACCCAGAAGAAACCAATGAAAAGTGGTACCACAACGCCGTGATGGGTGTTGCTGCTACCCTTGGATCATTTGGAAGTCCGAGCAATTCCTTTGCCAACAGCAACAACGATCCTCCTGTTAAAACAGAGACTCGTGCAAAATCTACAGAAAAGAATGCAGCAATTGATCTAGCAATGACCATTCAGAAGACACACACAGGCGATAATCTCTTGTGCTTTGACTTTGTGTACAAGATCATCTCCGGACTGACTAGAACAAACAACAAGACTCTTCGTAAGGATATGTCTGTGCAGCTTAACTCTTCAGGAGACATGAAACTGTTGCAGGCTATCGAGAATGGCCATCCTGCTACGAGAGGCGTGCAATATGCAGTGGAAAAGGCTGGTCTCGGTAACGCAGTTGACAAGAAAGATGCTAAGGCTGGAGACATGGTTCAGTTCTGGAATAGAACATTGACACTGACCCACATGTACGATGCAGTACAACGTGCTAAAGACGAGAAGGCTGGTAAGCCTGTTACAGAAAAGGTTTACGTTTACCGTTCAGCTTCTGACCAATACTACCTGAGAAAAGATATCAAGACACCAGAATACAAATCAATCACCATGGATGCTGCCAAGCAACTTGCAAGACAGAAATCTGTTGAGCTGGTTGACTTTGACATCTGGGGGCACTGTGCAATGGTAACAAGTGTAGGCAGCGATGGAACAATATACCTCGCTGGTTCAGGCCACGAGAAAGGATTTAGCGGAACACTCTTCGGAATAGATTCAGCATACAACAAAATAGTACCAGGTGATCATCACCTGGCAAATGCTTACTTCGTTAGATTGGATGCTCCAATCACTAACACGTTAGCAACCCGTTAATTTATGTTTTCATTACTGATCATAGTCATCAATTGGCTGATACAATTTGTCGAGACTGTGCGATATAGAAATCTTGGGGTGGATCACACAGATCCATCTAAAAAGATAATAGATTCGCACAGATTTGAAAGAACCATGTGGCTTGTAAAGGTCAAAGGTGGATGGGGACCTATCTCACAGGTCCACATGACCCAACCTTATGAGCCCTGGAAATTAAAATTGTCAGATGACAAGGAACTTTATTGTGCAGATCATCATCAGATCATTAACCTCCACGGAGAGAAGATGCTGGTAAATTGTATGACAAATGGAGACCTCGTCACCACTGATACTTCTTACGCAACAACTGATAGTGTTTACAAGCTCTCTGGCAGAAGATCAATGTATGACTTGAGCGTAGAGACTGCCGATCACAGTTACTTCACCAACGGCATACTAAGCCACAATACGGTCATGTCTTCCGTGTTCATCACGCACTATCTGATCTTTAATAAGGATAGAAACGTTATGGTATTGGCCAACGTTGGAAAGACTATGGAGGAATTGATTGACAAGATCAAAGTCATCATGTCGCACGTTCCATTTTTCATGAAGCCTGGTGTGATTGTAAACAACATTAAGACGATGAAGTTTGACAATGGCTGCAGACTGTTTGGTAACACAACTACCAAGAACTCTGGTATCGGTTTTACCGTCCATCTCTTGTATATGGACGAATTTGCCCACATCCATCCAAACTTTATTGACTTCTTCTGGAAGGCAACGTATCCTACAATCTCCTCATCAATGGTTTCTAAAATTATCATCACTTCCACGCCCAATGGAATGAATAAATTCTACGACATCTACACCGCTGCACTAAACGGAGACAATGACTTTAACCCGATTCGTATTGATTGGTGGCAGGTTCCTGGCAGAGATGATGCTTGGAAGAAAAAGGAAATAAAGAACTTGGGTTCTGAGGAAGATTTCAATCAGGAATACGGCAACCAGTTTATTACGAGTTCCAGACTTCTCCTTGACGCTGCCACCATGCAGATCCTGAAGAACACTGCAGTGGAATTCAACCATGCCACTATAGATTACTTTGAGGAGAATGACATAGAGTATGATAAATTGGTATGGCACCCCAAGTTTAACGTCAATGAAGCAACTGGCAAATTTGTATTTTCAATTGACCTTAGCGAAGGTGTTGGACGTGACTACCACGTAGTTAACATCTTCAAGCTCATCCCCACACCGAAGGCGTACTTAGAGAAGATAAAGGATTACGTAGACGAGGCTGACTTCTTCAGTCTGCTGCAAGTCGGAATTTTCAGACACAATAGATGTGATGTGGATGCGGTTGCGTCAGTAGTTGGAGGCTTACTCTATGAAGTGTTCAATGAAGATGATGTAGCCATTGTTCTTGAGATGAACTATGACGGCAAGAGACTTGTAGACAGACTTGAAAAGGATGACAGATTCTATGACGAGATTTTAGTCCATACCTTGCACACCGAGAATTCTTCAAAGATGAAGCCGGGTTTGAAGATCAGAGCTGGCAACAAGAAGGCACTTTGTTCAAGTGCAAAGAGGCTAGTCAGAACTGTCAGGATAATTTTAACAGAAAAGTTAACTTATGTTGAGATGTCTAACTTCGGCGTGAATGACAAAGGTTCGTACAGTAGCCAGATTGGTCACGATGACATTGCATCGACCAATATCAATTTGAGTGCATACTTTGACAGTGAACAGTTTACGATACAGGTAGAAGATCTTTACGATGAGCTAGACGAGGCCTTGAAGAAGCTGATCGAGGCCAAATTAAGCAAAATCGGAGAGGACGAAGACTATGAAGAAGGTGAATGGGGTCTCATAGAATAGATCAATCTTTCAGGGGCAATCAAGATACATAGCTAAACAATAACAATATTATGGCTGTAAGACTCGATCTCTCACGTTACAAAGCATCAGGCATCTACACCGTTATCTTGGATAACAGTGAAAATCCACTCCCTACTACAGAAACGGCAAGACTCGTAGTCGGCTTTTCAAAAAAAGGACCTTTCAACACTCTTGTCTATTGCCCAGACCGTAAGACTGCTATCCGTGCATTCGGTGACGTAGATTACTCATTGGAGCGTAAGGGTTCATTCTTCCACAGAAGCTTGAAGACTTGCCTTAAGTCTGGTCCAGTATATGCACTAAACCTTCTAGCCGTCGATAATGGTTCCACCGATCCTGACAAAGTTGGTGTGAAATCTTTCTCTGTAAACCTACAGAACGAGAACAAGGCAGGTACCACAAAACTTCTTAGCTCTTTCTTCAACAAGCAAGGTTTCTGGACACCAGACACAGCTAACGCACTTGCTTCTATTGGAACAACAAGAGAAATCTTGAACTTTGTGAACCTCTCCAAGACTACCAAGTCAATCGTGGTCAAGAAGACCAAGGTTACAGGATTTGATGTTCGTTGCGATGAGTGGTTCCTGGGACAAGAGCTTGAAGTTCCAGCTTGTGTAAACCCTAACGACTATGTGTCTGATTACTTCGTTGAAGTTCTGATTGTAGAAGGTGATTACAGCAACAGTGCAGCTCTTTCAGGCAACCCATTGTTTGCTAGCTACTTCGAAGGCAACGGCTTGAAGGTAGACAAGATTGACAACTTCTTGGACCTTCCAACTGTTACTGTCGTTTCGACTTTCACTGGATGCTTGATTCCTGACTTCCAGGGTCGTGACGGTGCAAACCTCTTCATTGAAAGCATCGTTAATGCTTCTACACCTTCGACCGGTATTTTCTGTGCTATCGACCGTGTTGCTCTAGAAGAAGATAAGATTGACCTAATCGGTCATGGTTTTGAAACTGCTGTGCAAAACGAAGTTCTTAACTTCCTATCATACAACGTTCCTACTGTCAATGAATACCAACACTTAACTGCTGCTGGACAAGTTGAAGTTACAGTGCTCGGTAAAGTGGTTATCAAATCTGCACTAGGCACTTCAATCTATACAGCTTGGAAGAGTGGTCTATTAACAAACAACGACTACGTTATCACTAATGTAGCAGGCACAAAGGTTTACCTGAAGTTCCAATACGGTGTTGATGCTACCAATCCTTTTGTAACTGTATCTGGTTTTGATGCTCCTCTAAATGGTGCTGCTACCGCTACTCAAGTTGACCTTGATTTAAACGCTAGTTACGCTATCGATGGTACATCTGTAAGTGCAATGAACATCGTTAGCTTCTATGGTGACCTCACCAAATTTGTTGATGCTGCTCCTGCTAAGGTTAATGATGTTTTGCAATTGACTCAAGTTGTTGCTAATGCAACAAACGGCGTTGCAGTTGGTGACTATGTTGTGGGTGTCGATGGACTTCTTGTCCGTGTTCACACAGTAGCTCAATATGATATCAGAACTGCTGAAAAGTTTGTAAAGATTACCGCAACTGGAGACATTAAGTTGTTTGCTGATGGTACTTTCCAATTGGTTAAGCCTCTTGAGCGTTACGCTAAGCACGTTTCATTCAGTTCTTTAAGCGGTTTCACCTTGAAGGCTAAACACATGCCTGATGGCAGCGATGTAAAGGTTGACAAGATCTATGATGTTCTTTACAACACCAACCTGGCTAGAGCATTGTCGGACAAGAATGTGAAGATTCGTTACATCGTTGACACCTTCTCTGGTGGCCTAAGCGGAGAGTGCAAGTCACGTTTGACCCGTCTAGCACAGCAGCGTAATCGTTCTATCGCATTCATCAACGTTCCTTCGATGGCTGAGTTTCAGAAGTCGGTTGATCCTATCTTCACAGACGCTGCTACAGCGGATGAGCCAAACCCAACTGTGCAGACACGTTACATCGCTGAAGGCGGTAACCTTGCATTGAACCCAACAAACAGATTCAGCCTTGCTACTTTGAACAATGGTGCTGCTCACACTGGTATTGGTTGGCCTTACCTGCTATACAGAGAGAATGGTCGTAACTTCACTGTTCCCCCTGCTGCTGCAATCTCGAACCTTTTCGTTGAGAAGTTCAAGGCAGGTGTTCCCTTTGCTGTTGCTGCTGGACGTAGAGGTATCATTTCTGATGATAACCTGATCGGTCTAGAAGTTGACTTGCTATTGGAAGATCGTGAGTACCTTGAGCCAATGGGTATCAACCCTATCATTCGTCTCAATGGTGCTATCCAGTTGTACGGTGACCAGTCTGGCTTCCAGACTTACAACTCTGCACTGAATGACCTTCACGTACGCGACGTACTCATCACTCTAGAAGAAGAGATTGAAGTGATTCTGTCTCCTTACATCTTCCAGATCAATGAAGATTCAATCAGACTTGAAATCGAATCGGTTGTTCGCAACTACCTCGAAACTGTCAAGACTGCGGGTGGTATCATCAACTTCCAAGTTGCTATGAACTCCTCGAACAACACTAGCCAGTTGATTGATAATGGCTTCGGCATCGTAGATGTGGTTGTAGAACCAACAAGATCTATGAAGAAGTTCATCAACAAGATCACGCTAACACGTTCAGGAGGTATCTCCAGCGGATTCTCCGCTTCGTAAAGAAAAGAAAAGCCTCTCAGAAATGAGAGGCTTTTTTATTGCTATTGATTTTTTAATCTGAAGATTGCTTTGACATGTGTAAGTTCTCTAAAGTCTATATCAAAGTCCTCCTTTACTTTTTCTCTGATGAACTTAAGTGAATGTTGATTCCAATAGCTAGGGGTATATCCAAAACTTAGAAGATTTGCAAGTAGATCCAACTTGTTGAGGCTCAAGTAATCCTCTTCCACTTCTCTAGTCCAGTTACTTTTGTACCTGTATTTGAGAAGGTAGTGCGTGAAGTTACGATGGTTGGCAAGTGAACCCCAGATAGAACTAAAGCTGCTGGCCGTATTTGGAAAGGTGTGTAACACTTTAGAATGGTCTCTTGAATCTACTAGACAAGTAGTAGGATCGTATAACATATCTCTTATCACGATGTAATCAAATCCTACATCTTTGATGCTGTTCCAAAAATCACGTATTTCATCGTGGTTGTACGCACAATATAATTCGTGTAGTACTGAGGAGAGTATTAACACCCG